GGGTTTCCGTCGGAGTAGTGGATTGTCCCTTCCGAATAATGCCCATAGTAGTTGACCCCGATTGGGGATGTCCCGGTGTTGGGAGAGGTCGTGTTATCCCAGATGCCGAAGCAGGCAGCGTTTCCGGTAAAATTGCTACTGCCGGACGGATTGTAGTTGGTGTTGATGTAGGATGTACTGCCGTCACCGTTGTATCCCCGGTCGGGGGTGAAGGTTGGTGAATTGACTGCGGTGGCGACCGCCAGAGCTTTCAGGTCGGTCAAGGCGCAGGTTGAGTTTTCCGCCCGGAACAGCCACAGCCGGTCCAGCTTGGTCCAGATACCGTCCGTCTTGAGGCCCTTGATCAGGGCGTCGATCAGGTCCTTGCGGCCGGAGGAGACGTTTATAGCTCCGACCGCAGCCTCCCAAGCGAGTGTAGCGGCATCATAGGAGGGGCCTGCCGGGGTTGGTATCTTCTGGTCGGTTGTGATGGTTCCGGTCCAAGTGGAGATCGCCCAGTTCATACCAGCGCCAATTGGGCACAGTCGGCATCGGTGCCGGTGTTGGTCGAGGTAATGGTCCAGCGCCAGTAGCGATAGGATACCGGAGTGATGGTGAAGAACCGCACCTCTCCGGGAACGACCACGGACTGGGTCTTGGTATCCACGGTAGTCCAGGATGAGCCGTCCGGGCTACCGGCCAATGTCCACGCCAGCCATTGCCCGTAGGTGACGCCCTTGCGCGCCTGCATCATGTATTTCGACACCGTTTGAGCACTACCGAGATCGATCTGTATCCAGGTCGGAAGACCCCCATTGGAGGACCAGAAGCTGTCCACTGTTGAATTGAAGCAATTCCAGGCCAAGTAGCCGGGATATTCGGTCAAGGCTGACGCCACGTAGGGAGAGGGTGTCGTGTTGTTGGTCATGTTGCTGGGCGACACCCGGTCCTCACCGAGGAAGACAAGGGTTTCATCCAGACGCTCGACAAACTGCGCTGGGATCACTCCGGCGGGATTAGGACTGACATTTGGCAGCGTCGCGCAGTTGTTGGCATTGTGGCTTTGCATGGTGCCACCGATGGCGCCGGCATCGAAGTTGGGTTGAGTGTCCGATTTCCAGAACCACCGGGTGGGACCGCCAATGGAGAAGCAGGCCTCCGCCGGTTCGGTGTTTCCTATGGGCGGTCCTGTGCTCTCGTATTCGACCACGTCGCTTTCCAGGAGAGTATGCCGGAGCGAGTTATCGATGATGATGATACCGGGAGAGACTGATCGGATGAAGGCATTGCGCTCGGCAGCGTCCACCCAAGGGGTAGCGTCCCCATGCCAGACATAGGTGCTATCCAACCAGATCGATCCGATCTGACCGTATCTGGTCAAGACCTCGGTCATCTGCGCTTCGGTGTAGCTCTTGAACAGGGCTTTTACGGTTGGGTCGGTAACACCGGGAGGACTATGGGCGGCGGTCCACATCTTGTCCCCAACCGAGAAGTAATAGAACGGATAAATACCGGCCGCGCGGAAGGCATCGACATATTGCTGCACGATATCGGGATGACCGTTGGCCGCGTACCAAGTGGTGTTGGCTACTCCCCAAGTGGTTGTCGTGGTCGGCCACAGGCAGAATCCATCCAGATGCTTGATGGTGAGGACGGCGTAGCGGCAGCCAAAGTTAGCGGCAACTTCTGCCCATTGTGGAATATCCAACCCGGTCGGGCTGAACGTGTTGATCGGCCAGACGGTCGGGTCAACAAATTCGGTGTCGCAAAAGGTGGCGAAGTTCCAGTGCAGAAACATCCCTCTATCGAGGTCGGTGTAGGCCTGCCCATTGGCCAGGAGGGGAGGCAGGGAAGGTGCTGCCGCGACCACGGGGATGGATCGGTTGGTGGTGATCTGTCCTTGCCGGAGTGCGACTGCCCAGCTCAAAACGACCTCCGGTGACGGGCTTCCATCTCTTCAATCTTCTTGAGAAACGGGGTGCATCCCTGGCCCGAACATTGGGCACAGATCAATTTCATGCAGGTTTTGCACAATGCTCCGATCTCGGAGGGATCGGCCATAGGCTTGACGTGAACGATGGCGTTGCAATGGAAACAGGTGAAGGTGTCGTATTGCTTGATCTGGTCCGGGCCGGTAATGCAGGCATAACCTTGAGGATTCCTCATTCGAAGAAGTGGACCCTGGCAATGCCGGTGCTGGTATAGGCGGGGGATTTGGCGCGACATCCCAATCCGGCGACGTTGGTGGCCGGGACAACCAATTCAGCGCCACTTCCCGGGATGGTCACCCAGCGGTAGGAGGACCGTTGATTGAGCGGCACCTCGATCAACTGGGTATTGGCGGTTACAGTTGGTTCTGCGGTGTGATTGACGTTGGAGACAATCAGCGCGGCGGCATCGGCGGGGTCCAGGGGAGCGGCGGTTGCTGCTGTGGCCGTACCGACTGTCGTCTGCCGGTCCACCTTGAAGACGAGAACATTATCTGCGGGCGTTCCATCGGCCCCAAACTCCACATCGTAAATCCAGGCTCTACGGAGCGTGGTGGCACCGGTAGCGGCGGTCTGGCTGATCAGGGTTTTATAAGTGGTGGTCAGCGCCTGCTGGGTGCCGGCAGAGGCACTAGAGACTGAGTACTTTGCCATGTTCGATTTCCTGTTTGACGAAATTCAATACGTAGAGGCGGACGGCCGAGGACAGGTTGTTGTGATCGCGCTGGCGGTCGATATCGGACACCAGTTCCGCCAATGATTTGTCCTGATAGGCTGCGATGACTTTGAGGTATGTCCAGAACGGCTCTTCGACGCTGATGGAGGTGCCGTGACCGTTGATCCTGACGAAGCGTCCGACCACTGGGGAGGGTAATTCACCCCGCAGCTTCATGGGGTGGCGCTGACCTCAAACAGGCCGGAGGACCCGACATCCCAGGTTCTGGTGTTTCCGTCTGCGATCACGTCGGAGGTGCCTCTATTGACGTAGCCGACGAGTTGATCCGAAGCCGCCGTATCATCGTAGACAATGAGATACTGGTGGGTGGCGATGGAGCCTCCAGAGGCGGTCCAGGTGGGGTCGGTGGAGACGTTCCACCTCCAGACACCCGTACCCGCCCCGGTTTCGGTGTAGGTGCAGGTCAGAGTAAATCCGCCGGCGGTGTAACCGTTACCGGCTGATATCTCCGCGATATCGGTTTTGACGGTATGGGTGGCTTGACTGGGCGCGGCGTTGGACAGGTAGGCCTTGAAGGTGTGGGTGTCCAAGTCGATGGTGCCGTCGCCGATGAATTTGAGGGCTTCATGAAACAGCGTGAACGTTGCCATTTAGGTCTATCCTTTAATTGAGCCTCTTCTGTGCGCCGACGACGCGGCCGTTAGGGTCACGAATGACTTGGGATGGGGCCATATGGGCAGCGGTCATCTGCTGGATAGCCTGAGCCAGGATGGCCATGGCCTGCGCCATTTGATCGGAGCGCCCGGTCTCCCGTTCCATCATGGACCGCTGTTCCTGGACGGGTTGCGGGATGGAGAGGTTATCGATCTGGGCGAGAGCCGCTTGGATGGCCGCGGGGTCCGGCCCGGTTGATTGACCGGTTTCCGGGTCGGTGGTGGTTTTCCCTGCTGATCCAATCAGCTTGGCCTTTTCGAGGCCCATTTTCAGACTGAACTCCATCATTTTGAGTTGGCGCTCCAATTCAAAACGGCGTTGCTCCATCTCGGCTTCCATGGCGAGCTTGCGCTCGTTCATGGCAATATCGGCCTGGGCCTTTTGCTGATTGGTCTGCACATCGGCCTGCATTTTGGTCTGGGTGACCGCGACATCGGCTTGTGCTTGCGTGGCTTCGATCTGGGCCTTTTGTTCGAAGGCTCTTTGGTCGAGTTGTGCCCGGTTCTGATCTCTTTGCTGTTCCGCCATCAATTCCATTTGCCGCATCTGCTGATCGGCCTGCATCTTCTGCTGCTCGATCTGCATTTTCATCATTTCGGGCGGGGGAGGTTGGCCTTGGGAGAATTGCTGACCCAATTGTTGGACCTGCTCCTGGGTCAATTCGGGGAAGTAGGTTTCCGGGGATTTCAATCCACCGGTTTCCACCATCCTTCTATAGGTGTCGAAGATGTGCCCGATGTTGAGGACCGGGTTGAATGGGGACTGTAATGCCTGGATGGCGATTTCCTGCTTCTGAGCAATACCCCCGAGCATAGCCATATCGCGATCCTTAGAGCCCGCTCCCAGTCCGACATTGATGGTGACCTTCATATCGGCCTTCCAGCCGCGGGGGTCTAATTGGACCCACTCTCCTCTGGATTTGATGTGTTTGACTGATTTTTGGTTTTGAACGAACAGCTTCAGCAGCTTTGAAAACAATTCTTTGAACCCGCCACACTCTGCGATGTTACGGGCGTAGGTCTCTACTTTTGTAAAGGCTGCTGATTGCTGGGCGTTGACGGCGGTGGCTGTTTGATGCTGGAGGGTATCCAGATCCAGGGCCATGGTGGAACGAGACACACCCGTTCTCTTTTCTATGACCATGTCCCAGTATTCCAGGGACGGGAAGATCTTATCACCGATATAGGGGACCTGGACCGGCATCATGGAGTCGCCGGGGGGGCCGTTGGTCCAGATAACGGCCCCTACTTCCGGGTTGACCAATGCGTCCTTGTTTTCGATTGCCGTTCCATTAGCGGCAATCATGGGATTATCGACCAGATAGGTGTTGTCCATCAATTGACGGAGGAGGACGGATTTAACCCGCTGAATATCACCGACATCGTCATAGACTGATCGGCCTCGATAGCGATGAGGCATTGGATCGGGTGTAATCGATACGTATGGGAGAGGCCCTCCCCACTCCTCGTTTGATAGAATTTGACGTCCACCGGCAAGACCTCCAACGCAAATCTGCCGCCATTCCGTGATTCCGTCTCCATCGTAATCGCAGTTGACGTAGCATTCGAAGATCTGGATTTCTTCCGAGGCCTTGTCGGCCTCTCGTTCCTGGAAGCTCCAGATCTGCCGGTTTCTGGATTGCTTGACGTAGGTGTCTTCCGAGTGCGTGTAGGCCGGGAGGTCATCAATGAGATCCTTTTTCTTCGGCCATCGCAGTTTTGCGTCGCTTCGGGTCATCAAGGTGATGTCAGCGTAAAAGCGACCTTCGCTCTCGTCTATCTTGGTGGCGTTGGGATCGCTGAGAAAGTCTTCCGGTGCGATGGCGGCGACCTTGATCTGTCCACTCTTGATGCAGCGTTTAATCTTGATGTCGTAGAGCTTGGTAGGCGGAGGGGGCGGCAATGCTGCTAGGGACATGCCACCCCCTGCCTGCGGCATGCCGGCGGGGTCTATTCCACCGGTTCCTGCCGTAGGGGGAGCCTCAATAGGCATCGTCGATATCGGGCCGTTCGCCATATTCACCTTCATCGTCATCGATGGGAGTGCCATCGGGACCTACGTCGTATTCGTTCAATTCGACGATGTCATCGACATCGGGCTCCTGCATGAGTGCCAGCAGTTCCTCCATGGTCAATCCGGTGATATTCTCCACCTTGTATTCCTTCTCGCCCTTCCAGGAGACCTTGATCGGTCCATTACCGTGCAGCAATCCATTGAACATGCTGTCCTTCATCACCCTGAACCCATCGCACTCATTCAAAAATATATAATTGATTCCTTCGGTGGCTTCCTTGGCGCCCTCCTCCTCCTCAGGGGTATTTGGCTCATAGATTGCCACTCTATTGCTTGCCGTGAAGACGCGAAGCAGTCCGGGTAATATCCATCCCATGACATCGGCCACATCGGATGAAACCACAGAGGACCGGTTGGGTTGCGGATTGATATCGACCTCGCCGTCATAGAATTTGTTGGCCTTGGAACGTTGTTCGGAGAGATCGCTATCGTCAAAATGTCTTGCTTGGGTTAACCATCCTTCCACCAATGCGGATAATTCGTCCTCTTTCATCTTGGGCATTTAATAGATCCATCCCTTCTGAGGCTTCCGGTTCCTGGGCCGTCCGTCATCCACTTTCTTGAACTCGGGGGATCGCAATCCGATGGCGAGATAGCGGAAGGCATCGCTGGGATCACTAGACCAGTCATGCGCCGGCCGCTCTATGAACACCTTCCTCACGTCATCCCAGTCCCGGTGATATTGTCTAAGGGCCTTCAGTCCTTCGGTGCATTTTTCCCTATCGAACCAGCATTTGGGGAGCAATCTTCTAACAGCTTCAATGCCATCATCAATTGACAGCTTGGGCACAGCGATGACGTTCTGCAGTCCCATGGTGCGGAGCATTTGCAATTGAGTGTTGTGGGCACCGGAGACAAGTCTCTTTTGCGCCACGTCGTGAGGCAAATAATGTTTGTCATACTTGTACCCCTTGACGTTGCCGGGTTTAACTCCCCGCTCCGTCAATAGCGCTACAAAGTGGTCGAGACCCATATTGCTGGCCGTGTAGAAATCGATAATCCTGACTTCCATTCCGGCCTGTTGATAGAACCAGATGGCGGTGGCGTTGGAGTGCCCTAAATCCCAAGCGGTGTTGACCGATAGAGATGGATCGTAGACATGCGGGACAATACGGTGCTCGGCTTCCGCCAATTCCATCTCACGGCCGTAATAGGCGCCGAGAATAGCTGCCTCGAATGAACACTCGTATTCCTGGGCGTATTGCTCGGGAGTGAGCTGGCGCTTGGCAGAGGCCAATTCCTCCGGATCAAGGATATGGGTCTCCGATGCTCGAAACATCCGGAAGAAC